AGAAGATTGGAGACGTACCATTGATGGTATACTTTCTATTGAAGCTAACGCTAGGTTATACATTGACCAAGAACGTGAGAAGTTTTCTAAAGAAGAACTTGATAAGATGTTTGACATCTTGTACGATGGTGAGAACAAAAACAGAGTATGGGTTCACTCACACTTTGGCACTAACGACATTGATGATATCTTTACCAAGCTTCGTTTTATGATTATTGGTTGCGACTGTAAGTGGGTAGTAGTAGATCACTTGCACATGTTGGTGAGTGCAGTACATGAAGGTGATGAGAGACGAGCCATTGATACTATTATGACTAGACTTAGAAGTTTAGTTGAAGAGACTGGTGCAGGGATTATACTTGTATCACATCTTAGACGTGTCGATGGAAACAAAGGACATGAGAATGGAATTGAAGTAAGTCTCTCTCATCTACGTGGCTCAAATAGTATTGGTCAACTATCAGATTGTGTGATTGCATTGGAACGTAATCAACAATCAGATGACCCAGATGAAGCTAGGACTACAAGACTACGTGTACTTAAATCAAGATACACAGGTGATGTAGGTATGGCAGCTAGAGTTATCTATGATGCAGAAACGGGTAGACTATCTGAATTAACTAACGAAGATATTGAGTTTGATAACTCTGGTGACGAGGGATTTTAAATGACTAAAATAGTATTGGAGGATGGTGAACAAGAAATCGTGGACTACTTGAGTAAGGGTAGATATGATAGAGCAAGAAGTCGCAATGCTGAAACTTTACCTCTTAATAATACCAATGATAAATACTTTTCTGACAAAACAGGATTATTTGCAGAGTTAGCACTGGCTAAACTAACAAACGTATATCCTAGTCAAGTTTTTTCTCCGGTATGTAACACTAAGGATAGTGGTAGTGATGTTGGAGATATACAGTATAAAGGTTGGAGTATAGATGTAAAGTCAACCATTCATAATAATGGTGTGCTTTGGATTAACAAGATTAATAATAATATTGATTTGTATGCATTCTTTGTGGTAACAGAAAATGAGGACAATGTAACTTGTGAACTCAAAGGTGTTATAACAGGTAAGAATCTTCATGCTAAACCTAAAAGACCAAGGCAACCACAGTTTAAGTATCCCTGTATCTATGCAGAGCAAGACGAATTAATATCATGGGAGGAATTTAAAAAAGAATGGACTTAGTATTTGATATAGAAACGGATGATGTCAAGGCGACCAAGGTACATTGCATAGTTGCACAGAATCCTGACTCAGGTGAGATATTTAAGTTTCCACCTAACAAGTTAGAAGAAGGGTATCAGTTTCTTACTACAGCAGAAAGACTGATTGGTCATAACATTATTGGATTTGATATTCCAGTTGTCGAAAAGTTTGGAGGAGTTAATCTTAGTGATAAAGATGTCATTGATACTTTGGTTTTATCCAGACTGTTTAATCCAACACGTGATGGTGGTCACAGCCTTGAGACTTGGGGGTACAAGTTAGGCTATCCTAAGATTGAGTTTGAAGATTATCTTAATTACTCTACTGATATGTTAAACTATTGTGTACGGGATGTACAGTTAAACACTAGAGTATTACAAGAACTTCGCAAAGAGTCTAAAGGTTTTAAACCAGAATGCATTGAGATTGAACAAGGTGTTGCTAAGATTATGAAACAGCAGGAGCAAGATGGTTTTGCTTTTGATATGCAATCAGCACTTAGTTTGTTAGCAGAGCTAAGAGAAAAGAAACAACTGATCGAGTCAGAGGTACACGAAACTTTTAAACCTAAATGGGTAGACACCAAAGAGGTCACACCTTACATCAAGAAAGATGGTAATTTATCTAAGCGTGGACTTACTGATGAAGAATATCAACGTTGTTTAGATACCAACAACTTCAATCCTTTTATGAGACAGACTTTACAAGAGTTTAATCTTGGTTCTCGTAAACAGATTGGAGAATATCTTATTGACTTTGGTTGGAAGCCAGATAGATTTACACCTACTGGTCAACCTATTGTAGATGAGAAAACATTATCTAAGATAACGCATATCCATGAAGCAAAACTTATAGCAGATTTTTTACTACTGCAAAAGCGTATAGCTCAAATTGATTCGTGGGTAGAAGCTGTCAAGGATGATGGTAGAATACATGGATTTGTTATTCCTAATGGTACTATTACCGGAAGAATGACACATAGAAACCCTAACGTTGCACAAGTTCCCTCTACTCACAGTCCTTATGGTAAAGAATGTCGAGCCTGTTGGACTGTACCAGAAGGACACAGCCTTGTAGGTGTAGATGCAAGTGGACTAGAGCTACGTATGTTAGCACATTACATGGATGATAAGGAGTATATAAATGAAATTATTAATGGAGACATTCACACGACTAACCAAAACTTTGCTGGACTTAAATCAAGAGATCAGGCTAAAACTTTCATCTACGCACTCGTTTACGGAGCAGGAGATGAAAAGATTGGAAGCATCATTAAAGGAAGCAGAGCAGACGGTAAGAAGTTGCGAGAACGCTTTCTTAGTAGTCTCCCAACATACAAGTCTCTTAAGGAACGAGTTGACAGAGCAGCTTCAAAAAATTACCTCAAAGGATTAGACGGTAGGAAGTTGTATATAAGAAACAAACACTCAGCTTTGAATACTTTACTTCAAGGTGGTGGTGCTATTCTTATGAAGAAAGCTTTATGTATTTTATCTGGTAGACTTAATCTTAGTGGTACACCACATAAGTTTGTAGCTAACATTCACGATGAATGGCAGATAGAAGTATCATCTTGTAGAGCAAACAAGGTAGGACAGATGGCTGTTGAATCTATCATAGAAGCCGGTAAACATTTTAACCTTCGTTGTCCTATGGATGGCGAATACAAGATAGGAGACAATTGGAGTGACACACACTAATCATACACAAGATAATCGAAAAGGAGATATGGCTGAGTTTTATGCAGTCACTTGGCTTTGGGATAATGGTTATGAAGTATTTAAAAACTGTGGCTGTACTGGTCCAGTTGATTTGATTGCTACAAAAGATGGAGAGACAACTCTGATAGATGTCAAAACCAAATCAGGCAGGTCAGGTAGGACTAGAAGCGATGAGCAACTTGACTTAAATGTACAAATATTAAACTACAATCCAGACACTCGTAAACTAAATTTTGTAAAACATAAAAAATAATATGGCTAAATCTAAAAAGACTCTTGACACATTAGTAGAAGATATATATAATAAGATAGGTGTACTTGCCGATGGTGAGCACATTGATCTAGACCCAGAGACTATCGACCAGTTTGGTGAGTCTATGAAAGAGATACTTTACAAGTGGTCTCACCCTGAACCAAGAGGTGATGCAACCTTACGTATGTCTAACATAGGTAGGAAGTCACGACAGTTATGGTTTGATATGAAGTCAGAAGGTACTCCGGAAAGGATGCCACCTTCTTTATTCATTAAGTTTTTATATGGACATTTACTTGAAGAGATAGTTATATTTCTTATCAAGCTATCTGGACATACAGTTACTGATGAACAGAAAGAGATCAAGGTATCTGGAATCAAAGGACACATGGATTGTGTTATCGATGGAGAGGTTGTTGATATTAAGACAGCTTCTGGGTTTGCTTTCAAAAAATTTAAGGATGGTACTCTAGCAGAGAACGATATGTTTGGTTATATGGCTCAACTTGCAGGTTATGAACAAGCACAGGGTACAGACAAGGGTGGATTCCTTGCTCTTAATAAAGAGTCTGGTGAGTTAGCTTTGTACAGACCTGATAACTTTGACAAGCCTAACATCAAGAAAAAGATTACAGATATAAAGAAAGCTGTTAAGTTAGCTACACCACCTGATCTATGTTACAGCCCTGTTCCAGATGGTAAGTCTGGTAACATGCAGTTACCTAGAGAGTGTGTGTATTGCAGACACAAGTTTGAATGTCATAAAGATTCTAATGAAGGTAAAGGTTTAAGAGTATTTAAATATTCTAATGGATTAAAATACTTAACTCAAACACCCAAGCCACCTAAAGTTATAGAGGTAACACAGATATGAGTGGAAGAAAATCAAAACAATTAAGACGTAGAGCAGAAGACTTACTTATTGAGTGGTTAAGAACAATGATTCCCGATGGAGAAGATACATCTAAGATACATAGAAATAATCTTAATGAGTTTTTACCAGAACAAACACACATCTTTGCTAACAATAGATTTCTTCTTAGTGCATATAGTTTAAGATGGTTTTACAAACAGGTTAAACGGAATCCACAGCTAACGCTTGGAGACCTTAATGCCTAGAAGAGTACCTAGAAAACCTAGACCTAAAAAGATTAACGTACCTAAAGGGTATGACAGTCGATGGGAGTATGACATTCATTTAGGCATACTTCAAGACTGGAAACACCATTGGGATGTCATACAATATGTTGTTGAACATAAATACGAAGCTGACTTTGTTAGAGAGATAGACGGTAAAACAATTTTATTAGAAGCTAAAGGTAGGTTTTGGGATCATGCTGAGTACAGTAAATATATTCATATTAGAAAAGCACTACCAAAAAATACTGAGTTAATATTTTTATTTCAAAAACCTTTCTCTCCTATGCCGGGAGCAAAGGTAAGGAAAGATGGGACAAAAAGAACACATGCTGAATGGGCTGAAACAAATAACTTTACATGGTATAGCGAAGAGACTTTACCGAAGGAATGGAAAAATGAGAAAGAGTAATTATAAATTTAATGAAGACAAACTATTACAAGAGCTTAAAGGATACATTGATGCTACATACAGTCAGCATTATGCATCCGATAAATATCAGGCTACCGATGTTATTATTGATTCGGGACATGGTGAGGGCTTTAGTCTTGGTAATATTATGAAGTACGCTAAACGCTATGGAAATAAAGATGGAAAGAACAGAAAAGACTTGCTAAAAATCTTACATTATGGTATAATAATGCTTAACATTCACGACACAGAGAACTCATAATGGTAGATGATAAAGTAGGTATCAAGGAATATCTTGGTATAAAAATAAATTATAGTAACGAAAAAAATTTAGATAAGTTCAGCCTTGACACACTTAAGGATAGATACTTATGGGAGAATGAAACACATGCACAAGAAGCATTTGCCAGAGCATCAGTCTTCGCAGCCACCTACAAAGGGAACACAGATTTTGAATTGGCTCAAAGACTTTATCACTACAGTTCCTCTTGTTGGTTCATGTTTAGCACTCCTATACTTAGTAACGGGGGAACAAGTCGTGGTCTTCCTATTAGCTGTTTCCTCAATTATGTACCTGATAGCAGGACTGGTCTATCAGATCATTATGACGAGAATATTTGGTTGGCAAGTTCAGGTGGAGGTATTGGTGGATATTGGGGAGACATCCGGAGTAACGGTGTTTCTACTACTCACGGTAGTAAGTCTACTGGTTCAATTCCTTTCATCCATGTAGTTGATTCACAGATGTTAGCCTTTAATCAAGGCACGACAAGACGAGGTTCTTATGCAGCATACATGGACATATCTCATCCAGAGATTGAAGAGTTTATTAACATGCGTAAAGAATCAGGTGGAGATATCAATCGTAAGAATCTTAATCTTCACAACGGTATTAACATTACCAATGAGTTTTTGAAAGCTGTTGAAGATGATGCAGACTGGAGATTGGTAGACCCTAAAAGTAATGAAGCGATTAAGGTTGTTAATGCTAGAGACTTATGGTGGCAGATCATTAACGCTAGAGCAGAGACAGGTGAACCTTACATGGTCAACATTGATAGATGTAATGAAGCTTTACCCAAACAACAAAAAGATTTAGGATTAGAAATCAAACAGAGCAATCTTTGTTCTGAGATTACTTTACCTACAAATGAAGAGAGGACAGCAGTTTGTTGTTTATCTTCTGTCAACTTAGAATACTTTGATGAGTGGAGTGAGAACCCTGTGTTCATTGAAGATTTAATTACCATGCTTGACAATGTTCTTCAACATTATATTGATAACGCTGTCGACACAGATAACTTAGGAGAGTACAATGCAAACTTTAAAAGATTTCAAAAACATATTAAGCCGGGCAAAGAAGGCTTTACTAAATCTGCCTACTCTGCTTATCGAGAAAGGTCGTTGGGTCTCGGTGCGATGGGCTTCCATTCGTATCTCCAATCACGCAACATTCCTTTTGAAGGTATCTTCGCTACGGGCTTCAATCATAAAGCTTTTAAATACATTAAAAAACAGGCAACCAAAGCTTCTGAAAGACTTGCAGACGAAAGGGGCGAAGCTCCTGATGTCAGTGGTAGTGGCAGGAGGAACGCTCATTTACTCGCTGTTGCTCCTAACGCTAGTTCTAGCATCATATGTGGTGGTACTTCTCCTTCGATTGAGCCATATCGTGCTAACGTTTATACGCACAAGACTCTCTCAGGTTCTTTCCAAGTAAAGAACAAATACTTAGAAGAAGTATTACAAGACAAAGGTTTAAAGAAAGATGAGTTGACTGCATTGTGGAAAGACATTGCAGGTAACGAAGGTTCAGTCCAGCATCTAGATATATTAACCGAGGAAGAAAAAGAAATATTTAAAACTGCTAATGAGATAGACCAGATATGGATTATAGAACACGCATCTAAACGACAAGAGTTTATTTGTCAAGCACAATCTGTTAATCTTTTCTTTACACTTCCTAAAGCTACAGAGCCACAGGAAGTACACGATGAGTACATGCAGTACGTTAATGATGTACACTGGTATGGCATGAACAAACTAAAGTCTTTGTATTACTTT